CTGCAAGAACTGTTGCAGATGTTGTTGGAGCAGTTCCTGATGGACCGTTTGAGTAGATAACGTTGGTACCTGCTGAGAGGACCTGTCCTACTACGTTGTCAATCGAATCTGCTGCGTTGTACGCGATGATGTCAGCAAGAGCTGAATCAACGTCGTTGAATGAAGTTAGGTTTAACTTCTTTGTTGTTGTTACTGCTGAACCGTATTCGTTCAGAGTTACTGTAACCTGTGAAGGGTTACCGAGAGCAATGGAAGATACATCTGATGTTTCTGTCAATGTAGAAGTAGCTTGCGCTAAGTCTGAATAGATTGAGAATACAACTGATGATCCTGGCATTGCCTGTTGCACTGGCTTGACGTCAGCGAGAGAACGCATAACTGGAATGGAGCGAAGCGCCATTCTGACATATTGGTCGTATGCGGCCTGTACTAGGGCGCTGATCGTCGAGCTAGAGGTGGGGGTACCTGTTGGGATAGCCATTTGGGTCTAGCCTTTCGTTTAGGATCGGATGTTAGAGTCCAGACAATCTAATGACTTCATCTAGTTCTTCACGACTGTTTGTATTGAGAAGTTTTTGCATTATATCTGCATTATGTTCTGGCGATGAGCCAGCATCTGCAGTGTTAGTCATTCTCTTATACGCAGCCGCTTGAGCCGGATCTACATTAGGTGTTGCCTGGGTTTGGCTTGATTCATAACCGAATACATCGGCATAATCATCTAGCCATTTAGACAGTGACTCTTCAGTTGGGTCAATGTCCTGCGGAATAAAGGAAGCAATTTTGCTATTTACCCCGCGAGTTGCGAGGACATCCTTAATTGCTCGTTCGCGTTGGCCTTTGCTTAGGTTTTCAAACTGGGAACGTAGTTCTTGCAGTTCTTTATCCTTTTGCTTTGATGCCTTGCGTAGTTGCTTTACAAGGTCATTAGACGAATCTGTTGTGAAATCGTCGTCGTCATCCTCGTACTCGTAATTGGACATAGTCCATCTCCCTATCAGTTAGTTGATTTCGCCAGCCTCATACTCCAATGGGGATTGGGTATGGCTCTGACTCCTGGTATTGTTGTCGCTCCACTAGGCCAGTAGTTCTAGTGGCAGGTTTATTGTTTAGTAACCGCCTGCGCGGTCACGTGATAACGCTCCGCCAGTTACTCCAGATTGACCACCAAAGGCAGCCTTCTCAAGTCCAGTAACCTTTTGACGCTGCTTGCGTGCTTCATCCTGTCCTGTAAGTTTGAATATTTCTGACTCTGCAGTTGCTTGGGTATAAGGTGATTCTCCGTAGATTGATGCTAACTCTGAACCACGCTTTAGTCCACCACCGATTGCAGAGTAGCCTTCAGTGGCTGCTGCTTTATCTACGCCCATCTTCTGTAGTTCTTCTGCTCTTGCAAGATTTGCAGTAAGTCCAGACTGAATCGCAGCGCCACCAATTTCAGCAGCAGCTACCTTACGCTTGATATCTTCAATGGCATTTGTTGGGTTAAGTACATAGTCAAGGAAATCGCCATCAGTTAAAGTTGGATAGAATTGTTTAGCGGCATCAAATGTTGCCTTGTTTGCATTAACCACTTTTTGTCCTTCTACAACTCTTTCCTTAAAAGTCAAAGGATCTATGTTCTTGGCTATAGCATCTGCAAGGTATTGCTGAACTCCTAGTTCACCTCTTGTGTAATACTTAGATGGCATACCATAGTTCTGCAAAATTGACTGGTAACTATCTTCAAGATCCAAATAGGTTGCTTCATCAATAGCAGCAAATCCATTTTTAGTGCGCTGAGCATTAGCGCCAAAACGCTTTACATAAGAAGGTGAATTGCGTAGCGCTAGGGTTCGCCCTGCATCTGAGTCTTCATTAAGGATAATATCCTTGGCATCTGAAACAAGGCTCTCTAGCCCGTTTGCCTTAAACTCTCTGTACAGAATATCATATGCTGATAATCTGCCAGCTATTCTTTCTGCTGCTAGAGCATCTGCTGCTGTTTTAGCATCTGCAATCTTTGTACCTTTGGTGCGAATTACCTCTGTATCATCTTCAAATACATCAATGAGGTCGCCAGTTTTTTCATCAGTATAAGTATATTTAAGTTTTTTTCTTGGCGTTGGCTTAACAGTTGGCCCATTAGCAATTTGTTCTGCAGTAAGTTTTCCCATACCTGGTTCTCTTGCTGCTCTAATACGATCAATCTCAGATTGAATAGGATCTATTGTTTGCCCAGTAACGCCAGCAATTACACCGGCTTGTAATCCACCAAGTGGACCAACCTGTGACATTGAATCTGTGCCATAATCTTCTGGTGCGGTTGTCATCGTTACCCCTGGAATCCAAAGTCACGAAGTATCTTGAGTGTCATATCTGATACTTCTTGTTTAGCGTTTTCTGTATACTGCCAACGATTATCTCGCTTGAGAGTTTTTTTAAATTCATAGATGTTCATATCACCCTTGTCGCTAATAGCGGATCGAAGAGTTTGGTCATTGAGATCAATTTCGTCTGGATTAATCTCTAAGACATTAGCCATTGTCTGGCGATATGGTGCATAGACCTGATCTAAGTTATAGCCCTGACCTAGTAGGTCACGGACATACTGTGGCTGACCCTGTGCTGCCAACTTACGTGCATCTTGTGCTAAACGGTTAGGATCAATAGCTCCTGTAGCAATACCTTGGAGTACTTGTTGTTCGGACTGTCCACCAGGTACGATATCTTTAACTCTAAATCCATTTGCTTGAGCAATGCTTTGGATTGCTTGGTAGTCCTTGAGAGCCTGACCAGAGTATCCAGATGTTCCTTGTCCGGCAATCATAGATCCGATTGGTCGAATAGCAGCAGCAATAAAGTCTGTTGTCATTGCATCGTCAATACCTACGTTTGTGATGTACATATTCTCAGCAGCCTTGCGAAGCGCTGCTGGATCTGATGCAATACCAGAACCTACTTGGCGAGCCTTATCAGCAAGTTGGCGTTCAAGTTTTGCTATATCTTGTTCGTACTGTGTTGTACCTTGAGCCTGGCCTGTTTTGACCATATCGCGGTAGTTAAACAGTTGTACATAGCGCTGCTTGATTGCACCAGAGTTTTGACGATACCAAACATCGTCACGTATTGCTTTGCGTAGTTTAGACTCTGTCCAATCTTCTTTTACATAGCGATCAAGAATAGCCTTGAGGCTAGGTACATTATTAAAGATTGTTTCAGATAATGCAAAATCTGTTTCACCTGCAACTTCAAGCGCTTTAGTGCGTTGCTCTGTATCTGTTAGCGCAGGAGTTACTTTTTCTTTACCAGGTACTTTTGCATCAGGTGTTGCTTTAATGTCTGGTGTTAGACCAGCCTTTTTATCAGCCTCTGCCTGCTTAGCAACTTCTTCTTTTTTTACAACTCCAGCAGGTTTCTGAACGCCAGCTTGAGGTTCTTTATAGTTAGAAGTTACATCTGTCTTCTTAATGACATTACGGGTAGCAAGAAGATCATCTTTAAGTTTCTTGAGTTGTGTATCAATATTCTTTGAATCTTGGCCAAGATCAGAAGCACGTTGCTTAGATTTTTCAAGACTTGCTATTTGGTCTTTAAGTATACCTGTCTTTTTCTTGGCAGAATCTACGGTGTTAATGTTCTCTTCTGTAGATTTGAAATCTTCATATCGAACCGTAAGATCAGATATCTTTACCTGTATATCGTTATACTCTTTAACAAGTTTCTTATAGTCAGGACTTCCTGTTTCTTCAAAATTAATTTGATCTTCAAGAAGTTGAAGGCGGCGCTTGGCTAAGTTAAGTTCAGATAGAACACTATTGGATTGATTCTCTGCCATTATTGTAGACCTCCAAGTTCTTGCATCATAACTGAATAGGCATCTGTTGCTCGATTGGTCTTAGCCTCAGCCGTAGCACCAATCTGCTCTGTAACAAACTGTTGTTCATCAATACCACCACGAGTACTAGAAAATCCTTTTCCGGATGTAGTCACAGATGGTTGAGCTTTCTGTTGAGCGTTAATAAGTGATGTGTATTTATTCTTCTCAGCCTTAGTCAACTTGCGGCCTAGCAGATCCTCAGCCACTGTATCAAGCAACTTAGCAGTCTGTGATGGGCTAGTTACATAGGTTTGGACTGTAGTTTTTGGAGCACCGTCTGCTCCAGTACCAACACCTTCCATACCAATTTGCTCAAGGTAGGTAAAAGGATCTATTGCTGGTGCTTCAAATTTCTGAGCAAAAAGATTTGCGCTTTTATATCCCTTACTTGCAAGTGCAAGTGCGTTGTATAGTTTGATATCAAACTTGCCAGTTATCTTACCCTTATATAGGTTAGCATCTTTAAGTTGTTGCGATATCTTTATGAGTTTTTCATCTTGTGGTTGAAGACGACTAAGACCATTAATAAAATCTTCAAATGATGTGTCTGTTTTAGCCACTTGTATCTCCTAGCAGTGAGGCGAATAACGTGTTGTATGCGCTTATAGTATTTTCATTTGATCGTGAAAGTTCACGCATCTTAACAATAGTTTCTTCTTTAAGGAATGAGGATACGTTTGATCCACCTGGGATAGCTGAGAAGATTTCTTTATCTGCCTTGTATGAATCATAAAGATCAAGCATCTCTTTGAGTTGCTTTTGCAATGGACCGCGAACTTTAACCTTTGGGTCATTAATCATATTGCGTAGGTCATTGATAGCTTTGTAACGCTCGACTTGCTTCTTGCCACCTTCTGCTAGTTCTTCTTGAACTAACGGACGACCAGCCTTGAAGACCTTAGCCCAATCCTGGAACTCTGTACGAGCTATAGAACGCTCAACATCTGTAATGCTTTCCTCTAGCATAACCTCATACTCGTTCTTCTTTGAGTAGTACTGTTGTAGGTCAGCTGCTGTCTGAACATCTTTAAGAAAATCATCTACACGCTTGTTGTACTTTAGACCCATATCCTTCATAGTCTTGTAGGCATCGAAAGAAAAACCTGACTTGTGAGGGATTAAAAATGCTGCGCCTTGTGGATACTTGCTAAATAGATCTGCGTTCTTTTCTACAAATACGCCTGATTCTTCTGCGTATCTGACAACAGCAACTGTTTTCTTTTCAGATTCAGTTACTGTGAATGGGATTTGGTTAGGAAATAGTTCTACCCACTTAGTCATAGCTGCGTCATAATCTCCAGGATATTTATCTAGTAGATTATTCCAAGCCTGCTTAAAATTGGCATTGCCATTGTCTTTGACCCAAGTAGCCATATCAGCCTTGAGTTGTACCTGTGGTGTTGCCGGTAATACAAATCCAAGAACAAAACGTGTACCAATAATAGAAAGGGTAGTGTTCTTAATGCGCTGGCGATATTCTTCTTGTTCCTGAATTGATGGAGGAATTACATTTCCTTCTGCATCTTCAGTTGTTTTAAGTCCGTAGCCTGCTGCTTCAAGATAAGTCACTGCCTTGCGCCAAGCGCTGGCGTATTGGGAATCACGCTCATCTTTTTCCATTGCAGCAAATGCACGATTAACGTGTGCTGGCAAGAAGGCAGATATAAACGGTTGATCTACAGCATACTTACCTAAAGTGTACTGAGTAATAGTATCTGCTGCTCCAGGAGCACCAAAGTAATCTACTAAGTTAGTAAGAACTTTAACAGATACACCTGCTAGTGGACCATTAAATGTAGGTATAATAGAATCTTGGTTTAGAGATGGTGTAAGCATCTTTATCTGTGATCCAAATTGAATAGGCATTGGTACCTTGAACTCAGCATCTACGCCTAATCCCACCATAGCAGTTTGCACTGCACGATAGACTGGCTCTAAACCTGGATAGACAAAGTACTTCTCACCTTGGTCATCTTCTTGGATGAACCCATTATGTGCAATACCATCATATGTCAACGCTGCCTTACGAATAGAAGCAGGGTTATATCGAACCATACGATATGCACGGCGATAGAAATCTTCAGTTGCACGATAGAAGCGTGAGAAGTTACGAACGCTAAATGCTAGTTGTGTACGTACAAGTGGATTATCTACATACTGTAGTATCTGAGTTACTGCACGCTCTTCAACTATCTCAGCAAACTGACGCTTAGCACGCTCTGTAGCAGCAGCAACTGCAGCAGGATTAGCCTTATCTACCTTGCTTACTACTGATTCAATGTAAGCAGCTTCCATACCGGACTTCTTCATTGACTTGCGGATAGCAATAATCTCGTTAAATACCATTGGCTCACGTGATATACGTCCGTTAGCCATACCAAGCCAGGTCCAACCGTGTGTCATAAGAGAAGCTGCGTTGTTACCTGCTTCAGATATTGGAATTAACTCAGGTCCGACTGCATATTCCGGTACATCATCCATAAATTTTGGCAGATCATCTATTCCTAGTTGACCAGATATTGCCATCTTGCCAGTTTGACCATCTCTGTAACGAATTTTGTTAAGAAGATCTAGATTAATCTCTTTAAGTCCATCTTTACCCACACGTTTTGTTTCAAATATTTCACGTGCTCGTGAGTAGATGATTTCAGCGTGCTCGGCATCTGTCTTTCCACGTGCCTCAAGTTGTGCCAACCTGCGAAACTCTGGGTTATTTTTCATATAGTCAAGAATCTCACGAATAGCAACGGCTTTGTCATCAAGGTTTGCTACAGCAATAGAGCCTATTTCATCATTGGCATAGTAGCCAATACGTTGAAGCCAACTAAGCATTGATTTTTCATTTTCAGGACCAATAGGAATTTTTGTAAATTCCCTTGATCTTGCGTATCTCTTTGCTCTAGGATCTTCGATAATAAGTTTCTCGTTACGAACACCAGTTGACTTGGCAAGCGATATACTGCTTGTAATATAGTCAGCACCTGATGATGCAAAGTTCATTGCGCTTTCGGTAACTAAAGATACCGAGTTATCAAGGTTTCCGTAGATTAAATGCTCTGCAAGGATTTCTGCTTCATCCTCAAACATTGGCCCACGACCAATATACTCTCTGTAACGGTTTACTCGTCCAGATGTAAAGGCGGTAGCCATAATACGTCGTGTTTCTGCGACAACATCACGAGAAGATGTAGCTTTTAACTCATCAATCTCACCTCTGATACGGATTTTGTCAGCATCATCAACTACTGTATTGAGTTCTTTGATCTTTACATCCATTAACTTGCGTGCTTCTAAAATATCTTTATCAATTTTGGCAATTTGTGATTCAAACTTAGCTGATTCTTTCTTATTGATAAAGCGCATCAAAGTACCAAGTGGGCTTTCTGTAAAATTTCCCGACTTTCGTGCTGCTTCAAAGGCAGTGTTGACACGAGTTGAAAGATAACGACCTTTTGCTAGGCCCCAAGGAGATCCACCGATTGCAAGGTGAACCATAAGGTCTTCTGTTGCGTTACGAATAGCATAACGTGGACCGGCAAGGGTCAGGAATGACCAATATCCGGTCATCTTATCTACCCACTCTTTGTTGGCAGTGCCTAATGCTTTGTTAATAAAGCCAGAGCGAACTGCTGCTCGATCAATATCTACTAGACTAGGTGCTGCCATAGTTGTATCAAAGTCAGAGGCAATAGCTCCAATGTTTACATCTTTAGTATCTTCAAGACCAAACCTTTTGCCAGCTTTTCCTGTTGCTTGGGAAGTGAGTTTTTGTCCTGCTTCAGTAAGATTTAATCCACGAATCTCAGCAATGTTTCCCCATAGTCCAGCAAACATTTCTTTACGCTTACCAATATCTGTAATAGCCTCAAATGTCTCAGAAATCATTTTAGCATCTTGTTTGGTAAATACGACACGTGCTAAACGATAGACTTGCAGTGAAGCGTCTACTGCGGTTACATCAAATCTGTCATTTTTAAACATAGGAGCAATATTGAACTTAGCCTTGAATTTATCTAAGCGAAGGCCAAGTGACTTGCTAGAATAACGCAGAGTTTCCTTACCGCCAGTACCTTTAACAAGAGCAACAATCTGCTCTTGCCCATCAATAAGCGCCTTAGACAATCCATCAGTTGTTGGAAGATCTCCGAACATACCAGAAATAAAACTAGGAGCAATTCTATCTACGTTAAATACGCGATCTGCTCCAGTCATTGCCTTAATGCGTGTCTGACGAGCTAGATCTAAACGTGGAATGATAACTCTTTTGCGTCCAACAGAGCCTGCTAGTACTGCTACCGCTTCTTCTGTATTTTCAAAGAAAGCACGTGCTGATGCGGCGTTAGTAATTTCGTTCTTCTGAAAAGCACGGATAACTTGTGGGCCATACTCAGGGGCAAGGATCTCAAGTTCACGCTTAATAGCTGCTGCTTCTTTAGGTGAACTAGATTGTGCCTTGGTATAACGATCTAGCGTTGCACCGTATGTATCCCAGAATGAGGCTACCTTTGGATTAGCAAAAGTTTCTGCAACCTTCTTGCCACCAGTAACTGCCTCAAGTGAATATTTACCAACTACATAGAGGCTACGAATTTTAGAAGCGACTACAAGTGGATCTACAAAGAATCGAAATGCTGTATCTACGATACCTGATGTAAGACCATAGACTAGACCATTCTTCTCAAGCGCTTCTGGAAGAATAGCGTTTGCAAATTGACGACCTGGTGAGAACTTAGCACGATCTACGACACCAAGGGTTTCATTAAATAGTGCTCGTTCTTCTTCTAAATTTTCTACCCCAGGAATAACCTTGTTCTGAGGATCTACAAACATAATGTACTTCATCTGCTCAGGTGTAGCAGATGCTGCAATATCTGCAAGGCTTTCACCTGACTTAATACGCATAGCAATATCTACTGCATCTTGACCATAGAGGCTCTTAGCCTTCTCAATACGGCCTTCGTTGTAAACTTTGTTACCTTTATCGTTTGCTTTATCCCAAGCAAAGCCAAGTTCACCTTGTGATAATGGAATAGCAACAGCACGGTATGCACGAGTGGTTGCATCGGCAACCTCGATAAGACCCTTAAATGCTAGTGTTAAAGGATTATAGTTAAAGGCTGCTGAGAGCCAACCTCTTCCTGGCTTTTCGATAACATCTTGTTTGCCAAAGGTTTTAACCATATCTTTTTGCTGATCTAATGGCATACGTTCGTATTCCTTCTGAGCTATATCAGTTGGAAGACTACTGAGTTCCTTATGCTTAGATACCTTCTTAGAAAGAATATCAATCTCACGCTTTTGTTCTGGCGTTAAGCCAGCGGCGTATGCGGCTGCTTTAAGATTATCAGCCATTAATTACCCCGCGATAGAGCTTCTTGATAGAGAACGGCAATCTCTCCTGTGTTATCAAACGGAAGCATCTGTGCCAAAGTATCTGAAAGTTTAACTACTGACTTACCCATCATTAAAGCTTCAGATCCTGGGCCTGGGCCTCGATCTAAACCAGCAGTAATAGGACGTGTCTCATCAGACATTGCAAACAATTCTGTAGGTTGGACTGACTCTTGACGTAGTCTTCCTGTTGGTCCTGAGACTGCATCAGCAGTTGTTGCAAGCGGAGCACCAGATTTAATATCGGCAGTCTCTACGCCTTCGCCGTAAGCGATGGAACCCATCTGTAAATTATCTGTACGCGTGGCATATTTGCCAGGACCTGCTGGACCAGCCAATGGATTCATTGGTGCTGTAGTCATCGGTCCTCCTCTAAAGTTTCTAAGTCTTGCGCCATCTGTTCCCAAGCCTGATTAGTTTCAGTCTTTTGGTTAGAATAGTAAATACTTAATTCATATAATGATTCAAACAATCCTGAAACAACTTGGGCTAAGTTGTATGCAGTCTCTGTAGCTATTACTAAAAAATCGGAAGAGCGTATAGGACGACGTATTCTGTTATTTTCCATCGTCCTACACACCTTCCACTAAATTTATTAACCCTTTTTTACTGATGTGCCTTTGCGAGCTTTTGCCATCATTCCGAAAAAAACCTTGCCGCCTTTTGGCTTAGAGGTATCCTTCTTGCCTTCTACAGGCGTTGACATTGGCGCCTTAGCGCGTGATCCCTTGTTCATATTTACACCTCCCTCACTTATGCTGCGCCGGTAATACCAGCGAGTAGTTGTGCTATATCTGGACGTTGACCAGCAGCAGGGGCCATACCACCTTGAGGTTGTGTTGGTTGCGCTGAGGCTGGGGCGGGGGCCGCACCTGCCGCTGGATTCTGTTGTTCCATACCTGGTGCCATAGGTGGCATCTCTGGGGTTGGTGCTGGTGCTGGTTCTGGTGCAAATGCTTTTTCGATAACGTTCTCTAGGGCTTGTCCCTTTTGGCGACCTTGGATAACAGCTGCGATACGCCCGATAATCTCTGAAGGGTCTTGGCCTTGCGCCGCGAGTGCCGGTATTGCCTGAGCATACTGAGCAACAGCAACGCGCAAAGAGTCACGCATTTCTTCAATGTCAACACGTTGTTCCTCCTGTGTAACGTTAAGATCCATTGGGATCTCACGACGTACATAGTCGCGTGATACGAGCTTATCTGAACGCATTTGTAGTAAAGCAATGATGGCACGGTTAGGGTCCATACCAGACATAATTCCATAACGGACATCTACGCCGTATTCACCCTTAATATCACGTGATGGAATGTACTTGAGTACATAAGGTGTTCCATCATCGGTTCCCTTGATGGTCTTAATAATTCCACCAAAGATCTTTTCGTCTGCTTCAAAACAAATAGAGATAAGTTCTTGAAACATTCGAGCAAACTGTGCTTGTGCTGCTTTAATCTGTGTATCAAAACCAGCTTGTAGTGCTTGAACTCCACGACCAGTAACTACTGATGCGCTAATATCACCTGAACGGCTTTCTGGGTAACGAGCACCAAGGCGTAGTTCACGCTCTAGCACACCAGATTCTGTAAAGATTCCAGGTGGTAGTTCTAATGGTACACGACGGATACCTTGTGGGTTAGCAGAACGCATAATTGCATCCGGTCCAAGTGCCAATTCTTGCACATCCTGTGGGATAGCAATAGGTGCTTGAATGGATTTCTCAGCAGCTTGAATCTGCAAGATAGCAAAACGAGCACGGGCCAGTTGGACGGAGAGTACATCATCAAACTGACCGCGTGCTTCGCCATCTAAGGATGAACGCATAATGACAGATGCCATTGCTTTGCCAAGTATGTTAGGTGTCTGAGATAAAACCAAGTTTTTACGCTCTGGTATATAGAGCAGGTCTTGATCTTTATCGTGGTATCGAACCATTGATACATAAGGAGAGGATAGCTGGTACTGATTGCGACCTAAGATCTGCTCATAGAACTCTGGGTATTGTGATGCAATAGATTCTGCATCACTAACAATAACTTGTGTTACAGACAGAACTCGACCATAACGATCTAGTTCTGGGTATGTACCAAATGGGTTAAGCATACGGATACGAGGATTATTATCGTCATAATCCATCTCAACCATACCAATACCAAGACCGTAGGTGTTATACCAATCGGCTGAGGTATACATTTGCAACTGTAGATCAGAGTTTGAGATATAGAAATTAGCAATGCGTGTGCGAGTATCTGCACCTTTACGTGCTGCATCAGAAACCATATTGGTTGCCGAACAGTTAAAGGATGGCAGTGGCGCCATTGCTTCTGCTAGGTCACGTGCTGCTACGTCAATAAAGTTGGCAACGAGAGGCTTTGGATAGTCTTCGGAAAACATCGAAGGATAGACCTTTGATATATCTCCTTGACGTACCGAAAGCACATCACGCATACGTTGGTCACGCGCTGATGAGCGTGTGCGTAGGCGCGATAACTTCGCGTCAACTTCTTTGACTGATAACAATGTAACTCCTAATAATGGGTGGTAAAACTAATTACTTCTTGCTACCTGGCTTACGCTTCTTTGCAGGATTGTATTCTCCACCACGTGGGTTGCCGTACTGATCGCGCGTATCAGTTTTAATCTGAGCTGAAGATGTACCTTTTTTACCAGTAGTAGCTGCAGAAGATGTTTCTCTAACTTGCTTAACTGTGTTTCTTAAAGCAGCTTCAACAGTTGCTTTTCTGTCGTTGCCGTATTTTCCTGAATTTTTCCCTTGAAGGCTTCCGCCTTTAGGAATAATGTTCTTATCTACTACAGCGCGACCAAGAGTTCCTACTGATGTAACAATGTCGCGTGCTTCACGCGCTGTAACACGGTAACGGTTAGTAATGTCCTGAATTAGCGACGCTTTATCTTTCTTTGCCATTTTCTATTCTCCTTAGATTACTCTCATTTTGTTTTGTTCAGCGAACGCTTCCTCTAGGTTGATGACTGTTCGCTTGCCTAGCTCTTGGCGAGATAGGAATGGATTTTTCATATGGTGAGTGGCATACTTTCCGTAGTTGAGCATCTCACGTGCTCGGATCTCACAGAACCAGAGAGCCATTACCATATCGGTCTTACCCTTAGTCGTTGGAGTCCAGGTAATTAACTGCTCGATCAAAGCCTTGATGTTTTCAGTCTGATCTGATGGCAGA